CGTTAAGTCTACCCAGACTTAACTCGAGCATCTCCTTGCGAAGAGCTGTCCCGGACCAATTTAACCGTTGGTCTAGATACGGTTCTCCCTCATCGATAGAGATTGTATGATTTGTGCTTGGGTTAAGCTAAATTCATACAATTCAGTCATTTGATCTTTGGATAGTTTCATCTTCTTAAGAGTTGATTCTATTCCTAGTATCATTTGATTGTCAACTTTATCTCTGGAATCCAGTCACACGTCATGAACTTCGACAACTAGTCATTGTCGCATTTCACTTAATGTGGCTGAATATCCAGGATAAAGCTCTGTTACATCCATCTTAACACTCTCACTTACGTAAGAATGTTGGTTTTGGACGTATCTGAAAGCGGTTGAATTTCTCAATGATTCGTTAAGAATCCCTGATTTAATTCAATCATTCAGATTTTGAGACAGAGCCTGGTTGCCTAACATTATGCGACGCACTTTGTAAGATAAGTTCTTTAATAGTTTCTGTTTCAGTTTTCTGTCTGGGATAGTTTTCCCAGCAGTTGCTGATTCATAGCTATTAAATACCTTATAAGACTCAGTACCCGTTCAATTATTAAACACGTTGTGATTTAATAAAAGAATCCCTTTCAGAGAGTCGTTACCCGAGAATTGATCTCAATACATTCCTGTATTGAATTCATTCGAGGCGCGTGCTCGAGCTAGGGCAGTTTCTAAGTCTTTGGAACCATGATAGTCACCTGGATAAGACCAGAGTGGCATCATTTTCCAAAGTCTTAGAAGGGATGCTGCAGTCAGGGAATATTGTTTACCAATATCCCCGGGATATAATGTTTGAAGAGGAAAATTAACACCTCTATCATATAAATATAATGAAAACAAACCTAAGTTTGTAGACATTAAATTTAATGGTATTGAGCTAATCTCAACCCCCGTTCTAAATAGCCGTTTGGCCATTTCTAACGGATGGTTTCTCTTCGGCCTAATGGAATCTTCGGGTTTCGTTGAAACTCCGATTGATTCCATTATTTTAATATATTCTTTAGCTACTTCATAATTGAAGATGACTATGTCATCTCCAAGAATTAAGTAATCTTGGAATTTATTAAAACCCTTTCGTTGACCTGCTAATCGAACTAAAACATGATTTGTTATAGCTAAAGCAGCCCATGAGCTATATAAGCCCATTGGTTGCCCTATGCTATAATAAACTTCATGTCTTAGTCCGGTTACTCTATCTTTCGGAGTGATAAATGACCAAGAAGTCATCAGTTGACTCCATGATTTGGATAGTTCTTCACTACCTCAAATCTTGGATAAGACTGCTTCTGAAATAATAACTGGTAAGCGATCAGTCGCTGTTACAAGATCAACAGAATATGGATTATAATCCAAAATCTTCTCAGAAAATGGTTTATAATTCAAATTCTGTTGTTTGTTTCAGTAGCTTTTAACTAAACCAGGAAGATCTTCATGATGAAAGGTTATGTCACTTTTAATACCTTTTAAAAGTTTCATAATCCTCTCATGTAGAGGCTTCAAATACATTTGGGACAATCAATCACCAATTGCGATTACTCGGGTCTTACCTTCGTAATCTGCAATAGATGATAAACGTCTTCATGTACTTTTATTACTTCAAAATTTTGGATTTGAAAATTTCTTGACTCAATCAATATTCTTATAATTTGAATATATTGGAAGATAATTTGAACCTAGGTTCTCAATATCATTTCAACATTTCTCATTATAAGATGAGATTTCAGAGAAAGCTGTCAAAGATGAGTGACCTTCGGGTCCTCGTTTCGATGATCAGCTTAAGCTGATGTCAATTGATTCTCAATCCTCAATGATATCCTTGGGAATACCCAAAAGATTGAAGTTGGTCTTAATTTCGTTCACCACTATATCAATATTATTATATACTGATACAGGTGGTAAGGCAACAATAGACTTAAGATCTATTGTTGGTTCTAAATTAAGATCTCGTGATCTTCACAAAATTGATAATATTGCACTGCAATATCCATCATTTTGTATAGTTCACAATTCTTCATTCTTAAGGTAATTCAAGCTGTAAGGTACAGATTGATTAGTTATTAATTCTATTCTTTTAGGTTTATGAGAAGGCCCTTGTATAAACAAGAGCTTATCTCATTTACTTAACTTTATAAAATTTATAGTTGGTTCATCTGTTGCTAATTTAATAAAATGTTTTCTCAAACCTTTTAATAAATTAACCCTTTCAGCTCTCTTTAATTCACTCTTAGATCAAATATGGTTCATTAACTTTATAACTTTATAAAGTGAACGTTCCATATTTTGATTGAGGGAGAAAAGTTTTCCCAGTAAAGAAACTATGCTTGATGATTCATCAGATCTGTATAGATCTATGTTATCATCATGTCATGGTTTCTTCATTGGAAATCCTTTAGGTTGTCCAACCTTATCCATTCGGTTAAAGCACGTTGTTTTAATCTTATGGGTATTGCGTTCGCTATCTAATCCCTGAGGAATAGAAGTAGGTGCCAAGGTAGGGGAACCCCCCGATATGAAATTATTTAAAAGATTAGTTTTCTTTGTGTTAATTTTCTTCGGGA